GCCACCTACTAGCCGCCATGGTTTTTCCGCCACGGCGTATTTTCGGAACCTGCGTGCGCTCTGGACGGCGCCACAGGGTTTGGTTGACTGGGAAAGCACGGTCGTCGGTCCGTGATCGCTGCTGGTTGACGCAGCGACTCCCTACTCAGGGCCTAGGACAGGCACGCATTAAGCGCTAGCCGCGGACGCTGAGGGGCCAGCGCCGAAGCTTGGGACTGTAATGCATGTGCTTCCTTCCAGCAGTTCGACCCGTTTCATGAGTCTCGCAAGCACTCCCGTCTTGTCAAGCTGGCTCAGAATCCCCGAAGGGCTTCGAGCAGTCATCGTCGAGAAGACGTGACTCGGCAGCTCAATGACAAACAGAGAGGATTGCAAAACCGGAACCGTGCCGGCCGAACCGCCCCCACCAGCCAGTGCCAAACGGCCCAGTTGCTTGCCTTGCGAATAAGGCGCGCGAACCAGGCCGAGGACAGCTTGACTGGCAGTCCATAGGATGCCGTACGTGTTGGCTCCTGAATCGGGGGCTTGAGCACCCCAAGCGGCGCCCGTCGGGGCGCCTTTCCAGAAGTCCTGCATGAACAGCGTTCCATGTACCGGCAGCGGCGGTACATCCGGAATCAACACGACATTCGGCTGGCTCATACCATTGGTCACCCCGCCTTGCGTATGACATCCCACCGTGTACGCTACTACGAAGTAGCGGTCAGCGCTGGGTGTCTCCGACAGCGGAAGGTAAATCCAATTGGAGCCAGGGTCGTTGTTGCCCACACCACCATACCCGACGGTGATCAGCGGGTCAGTGGAAAACATGGGATCCGGTATGGGGAGAGAAGACGGCCCTCCAAGGGGCTGAAGGTTCGTGGGGGTCCGCGCCGAGTCAATTTGCCAAAAGGCCATCGACGCAGCATGGTTAGCTAGCGTAGCCGGCAGACGCGGAGCGAAGAGGATGACATCATAGGTCACCCAAAGTTGGCCAACAACCACGTCATCCACGGGCATGCCATCGGTTGCGATGAACATGCGTCCGAGGGACGTGGTGCGACCGTCTTCTTGCGTCACATCCGGGTGCTGGTCCACCCACAGAGGATTGATGCCCTGCGTCTCAGCAGCACACTCGATCATATGGACCAGGCTGTCCGTTGGACGGCCTGAGACCGAGTGTTGCTTGCTCAGCAATTCGCGCATCGTCCCCGGCGTGGCAGCGTCTGGATCATACTGAGTCCCGATGCCCACTTGACCGGAATTGAGAGCGCCTGTGATCGGGTTCGACAAACTGACGAACTCTGCCACAAGGCCCTCCCACCGGTACTTCGTGTAGTGAGCAGCGATAGATCCGCCCCATGGAGAGACGGACCCGGACCCAATGTCCAGATCGTAAGCAGTGATTCCAAAAGACGTCGTCGAGCGAATCTCTCCCACATACTCACGTCGCGTGAGTCGGGTATGAGAGACGCCGTCAAACGCCACATCCGATCGTAGGTTGGCGCCTGCAAGCCCTTGGGCAATGCTGGCGCCAGAGGCTTCCACGTCAAGCGGGTGCCGGCCCGGGATGAACGAATTCACCTGAGGCACATCCTCCGCTGAGAGGTGGTAGTCACCATGACCGAAGATCTTGTCCACAAGGCCGCCGAGAGCTCCCATAGCTTGAGAGCCCAAGGCTGAACCGACTGTACCCGAGATACCGGAGGCCATGGGCACGCCCGCGAAGGCTGCCGCTCCAGTACCAAGGGCTCCGCCCAACACCTTCCCGAGGGGAGACATCAGATTGCGGAAGACTTGGCTCTTCTCCTTACGTTTTGCCGCTGCCGCGGCCACCTGTTTTTCGACACGACGAGCCTCTTTCTCACGGACGGCACGCGCAATGGCAGCTGGGCCAGGTGCGTCGTGGATCGCCATGCGGCGGCGTTGTTTCGCTGCCTTCGATTTGGTCATCGTCGTTTGTGTGTCAAAGAACTTTCTCTTTCTTATCCTAGGCCCGGACCCATCCGTGGACCAAAAGTAATCGCGCGTGCATTAATGCTTCAGAAACTTTACAGTTTCGTCATGAGCTGCACTGCTGCTCCAACGCGTGACAAGGGATTCATCCAAACAGTCATTGTTATTCTCGGCCTTAAAGGCGGATTTCACTACAAACTGGTCTTTCGACAAGAACTACCCCAAAATCACTTAAGCTTCTGCAACGTCGAAGCGATTACACACGGGTCTCCCACGAATGGGTCCACACGTGCCGCGCGAGCCTAACCGTAGTCGACATCGCGCAACACGTTGAAAACGCGGTGGCTGATTGCCCCCGGGATGGGTGAGTTGAGGATCATTGCCTCAGCCTCTTCAACCTCATCCGGAGACACACCGTAGCGCTGGCAGATCTTCAGCATCATTTGCTGCCGATCCAGCCTCACCGGCTCCAAAATCCGAGCCTTGAACTGCTCGTTTTCTAGAACCGGTTTAGTCGCCTTGGTTGACCCTGCCACCTGACTAAGCCGCGTAACCAGCGCACCAACTAATGGCGTCGATGCGTCAAGTCCGCTATAGGCTCCAGCCAAGCTAGCAGCCACCGCGCTATACCCCCCAATCAAACTAGGCTTGGTGCACACCTTCGTAAGTTTGAGGACTGCGGAGGGCAAGCACGTCCAACGTAGAACACCATTCACGTCATACTCCCACCAGCCACGCAAAAAAGTGGCTTCTTGGAAGCGAGTCGGGAACTGAACTTTGGCTGTATAGCCCAGTTCAGCCTGGAGACCGGCATACCCCTTCGCCGCTGCTTTAGCGTCAGAAGTGGCTCTCCAGATGGTGTACAGAAATGCTCCAATGGTCTGTCCGGTATTAATTACAGTGGTACCGGCCAAACCCGTTGGCATTTGCTGTGTCGCTTTACCGCGAATCTCTACGCCAGAGCGCTCCGATGCCTTGACCTTGTATGGAGACAGTGAATCTTTCCACCACTGGTCCAAAACAAAATCAGGCAATCCTACCCCCCTACCCCAAGTCAAAAAGGAGGCCCAGCTATCCTTCTTCTGCGAATGGTCGAAAGCGCTATAATCACTCTCAATCACACCCGCTCGGAATAGCCAAGCTAGAGTCGCCATTACGGCCAAACTGTCATCACCACAAGCGGCGAAGGTCGGATCTCCCGACATAAACAATTTGCCTAGCTCATCCAATCCGCTCTGGGTCAGTCCCGCGGCATACTTGATGCGCAGAACCAAGCGGACTCCCTTGTACTCGTATGTCCTCAGGGTACCATCAAAGATGGATTTCAAGCAAGCTGCAAGCCAACGCGCATAAGGAAGGGTCATTGCATGGCTGATGGGGTTTAAATTGGTCACCCCCCGCGGCTTCATAGTCAAGCCATTCGGTCCGGCCAGAGTCAAGTTAATTGTCTCGTCAGACTTGACGAAAACACTCTTTCCTCTGTCGGCATCATTGCCATACATCATCCACTCCATATGCGCTCGCCTAATGCGCTCCCGTTTACAGGCCGGCATGAGCTGAACTGATTCCTCAAACGTTGGAATCTGATGTCCAGGATCAAAAACCGAAACCATCATCAAAGCTGCATGATGGAGGAACGCTTCCTGTATTGTTCCTCTATCTAGCTTCTCAAATGGATCCTTATGCAAACGGAAACACAAAGCCACCAGCAAGTTCCTCGGGCACCTTGCCGGTCGCCACAGAGTACCGCTTAACCACAGTAGAGGATAAATCCCCTCCGTGTCATCGTTCTCTGTGAAAACCGCCAAAGCTTGAGGCACCGTCAGCTCCACGCCATATAGACTGACCTCAATCTTCCCTACAAACGTATCAGGCTCGCATAAGCGCTCCGTCATATACGAAGGAAGACAAAAGTCATCAGGCAATGGGCCTAAAGCACCCCACACCTCGAAGCTCTCGCCGGCGACATAAGCTTCTAGCATTGCTTGCTGGGGCCCCAGGTCGGGGGGACAGGCCACGTATGCCCCCCCGCACCAAAAGCCGCCCCAACAGCTGCCCCCGTAGCCGTCGCAACGTGAATGGGCTTCGCCGCGGGCAACATCATCGTCACGCGGTTTACCAACTCTCGCTGTCTGTCTGGCGAGCCGAACAGAGACTCGACAAGAGACCGAAGCCCTTTCGGGTTGATCAAAGTCCAGTTCTGAGCGACCGGGCGTACGTACCACAGCACGCCCACGACCGCAGTCGCCGCAGATAGACGGAGCGTCCACGAAAGCATCATCTTAGATACTGACAATGCCTTCGGGTTTCGCAACTCCTCTATCTGACCACACATCAGCGCATCACGTCGCTTGTCTGCATGCAATTTGCCCACGATCTCACGACGGCAAGAATTGCGAAGTGCAGACGCGGTGTCACTAAGGACAACACGCATCCACACAGGATCACCCCTCAAGAGGTTGAGCCTCTGCCAGACGGCGTCGTTAGCAAGAAAATGCTCGACGGCTCGAATGGCAGAATCGCTTGTCTGGCCGTGCAGAGGTCGGGTGGCAAGGTTATGAGCCAATCCAAGTGCAGGGGTCCAAACCTGCAACAAGGGGTCACGCAGAGTCTCATCCCAAAACTCCAAGATTCCCAGCTCAATAGCCTGCCATTTGCGCGAGAAGAAATTCCCCGTAAAATACGGTGGATTCACTCGCATCAGCTGCACACATGCACCAGGTGGCGGAGCCTGTTGCACTAGCGTCATCACCGTCGGGGTGACAGTACGCTGGACACGGATCACGGAAAGGTTCCCAAAGGAGCGCTCGAAGACGGAATTCATCATCACGCGCTGTCCCAAAGCCATGCCTACGTGACACTTGCTCTCGAACAACCAATTCAGATCCGGAGTTGGTGGGTAAGCCGGCGACGTCTGGTCGGGACGGTATACAATGCCCTCCTCAGTTCGCCACCAAGCTCCTCCACCGATCCCGTCCTCATACACGTGGGCGCCAGCTTCGCCTTGGAAATACCGACCGATCACATAGATCGTGTCCGTAAATCGCAGCAAATCAGCCAGATCATCCACGGTAAAATGATACACATCGCAAATAAGCGCCAGATCGGCGCCGTAGCCTTGCGGAAGACCGAGCACGCGTCGCATCATCGTAGCTGTCGAGACCTGTTCGCCCGGGATAGCCACCGGGGCGTACAGTGTCATCTGCACATCGAGATCAGGAGAGACATCGAAGTAAATGCCCCGGGCCTGGACATCCACTCCTCGAATCTCACTGTCTTGGGGGCCAAGCGCCCGCCAACTAGTAAGCTGTGGCAGGAGCAAGTCCCGTGTCGAGCCATAATAACTCAACACATGCGCTCTCTGAGCGCGTCCGAGACGTGCCAGCACGAAATGACTGGCCGCCGATCGGTCGGCGGCCTGTCGCGCGTGTTCGTTCCTCGTACGACTGTTAAGGTTCATTGGTTTTCCCAAAACCTCCTTGACGTACTTCTGTGTATCTTCGTCCGCAATCTGAACGGGCACGGCCACGTGCTCGTACCAAGACTGCAGATTCTGAACGGGTATCCGAATGGGGGGCAGAACGATCGCAGGTAGTTGAGGCGGTATAGGCCCTTGAGCCTGTCCATTACCTCCACCACGTCCGCGTCCGCGTCCGCGGCCATTGCCGCGTCCGCGTCCACGAACGTTCCCAGGTCCTACTCCCGCCATACGGGAATATCACTC